TGCTGGCCTTGAATAGCCTTGCCTGATTGATTGCCTTGGGGAAGCTGACTAGGGTCATAGATTCCCACAACTGCCATTAAATCTGAATTTAATCCTTGTAAAGCTGTAACCATTCCTGTTGGAGGTGGCTCTGGTTGAAGTCGGGTAGGAGGAGGAGCCATTCTGCCCTCGCTGTCTGTTTGCTTATAGCGTAATACAGGCATCGATTTAATATTGGCTTGATTCCACTCATCCTCATGGCCTTCATCTTGCCCCTCAGCTACTAGCCATTTAGCTTTAGGTGCTAAAGCAACTGATTCTGTAAGCGCTGTTGACCAGAAGTTATACATACGCTGTGGGTCTTTAGCCATACGAGTAAGGCCAAATTTCTTTTTCTTGCTATCTACAATTAATTGCTGACCATAAACAGGCACGACAGGAATGTATTTACCAGCCCAATCAGAACGCTCAAGTATCTGCATACCTGTTAGTTTTACCCATTTAACTTCTTTTTTGACTGTTTCCCTACGACTAACTTCATAAATACCAGCAGCCAGCATTAAGTCTTGGCTTGGCATTTCATCAGAATATACGGTGCTACCATCAGATAAAAGCACTAATTTGGTACGAGTATGAACAGTATAAAAGTATTCAGCTATGCGAATATCTTCTTTCGTAATCCATTCGGACTGCGAATCACCTGTGCCTCTAGGTGTAAACCCTGCATCCGACTCAGCATCAGGGTACATTTTTCTAAATACATCTTTGCTTACTACTTCAGTAATTAAGCATTTTTCAGCATCAGAGCCATCTGGTTCGCTTGAATTAGGGTCAAAATAGACCATAAATGGATTTTCAATGCGCTTGATATAGATTTCTTGGTCAAAGCTATCAGGCTTCATATAGTCTGTAGTGACACGCCAGTAGCCCCAACCCATGCGAACAGCAAAGTCAAAGGCATTGTCATAAGCTGCATCTGCATCAGATTGCACTTCAATGTGACGGCATATGCCTGTAATGATTTCGGCTATCTTGGCATCAGATTGGTCATTAACGCCATGGGCTTTGATTCTTGGTCGTTGCTGTCTTTGGCTATTAGTAATCTGACGGCAATAAGCATCAATCTTATTAATCGTTAAATAAGGTCTAGATTCAAGTAATCGGCTGTTTTGTATCTCTACAGGCCATTGGTCTCCACCAGCAAACTTTAAATCGTCAAGGGCTTCTACTCGATTATTGGAGTCATTATCCGAACAGAATCGTAAAAATTCTTTCGCTTCCTCAATAATACCGTCATCAGTATTATCTTCAATATCGTTGTCGTAGATTCCCATAACTAATCCTTATATCATATTTTCAGGACATCCAACTACTTACCTGATAATTTATTTGTTTTTTCTTCACTTGCTTAGGCTCATTAATCATTAATCCGATATATCTAAAGGCATCTGCGCCATGGGAATAATTATCATGTAATGGCTTTTGGCTAAATGTTCCTGTGTCAGGGTTAACATCATACCGATAATGCCTTAAACATTGTAGTCCTTCATGGCAATTTTCTCTATCAAAATAGCATTTAGGAAAGATTGTCCTAGCAGCGTTGATACTATCTGTTATTGGAGTTCTGTCAATAATTTTTACATTGAATCCAGCAGCCCTAACAATTTCTTCTATGCTTCTGCCGTTGGCTGCCAAGGTTTTATTCTGTGCATCATGGGGCAAATACAAGGTTTCGTAGACATAGCCAAAGGTTTGCATCTTAGCTAAGATTTGGCTCATTGTTGTCTGTGTTGTTTCATAGTAACGAATTAGCCTGGTCTCCATTCCTATGAATTGCAAGAACCAGACTGCCGTAGCATCAGCCCATCCAATATCAAAAACAGCCATTACAGGCTTGATTGGGTCATAAGGCACTCTAGTAATTCTGCCCTCAAACTCAGCTTGTTGCATTTCTTTGGCAAAGATAGCCCCATCTACGGTTTGGCGGCAAACGCCTTCCCAAATAGTATTGTAGGCTTCCCTGTCCCTAGCGTAAAGCGCATCCTTTTCTAGCCGTAGCGTTTCAGGAAACCAAGGATTGTCTGACCAATTGACTCGCTGAACTATACTGTTTTCAGGTGGATTAACTACAAAGCGCTTATAGGTTTCATCGGTTTCAAGCTCTGGATTAAAGGTAATCCATATCTCAGAGCCTTCTTTACGAATAGTAGGAATCAATACATTCCAGCTTAATTTTGATGTGGTTTGTGCTTCCTCAACCCAAGCTATGTCGCAACCCTCATAAGACTTGATATTGGCTACATTGTTTTTTAAACCAGCAAAACTAAATTCTGTGCCGTTTTTGCCTCTAATGGCTGTTTGAGTTATTTCATAGAAATCCTCTAAACCCATCGAAAAGATTTGGTCGCTTAACAGTTTATGGACAGAATCCTTGATACTCGTTTGAAACTCACGAGCGCACAATATACGAGTAGGTTGCCTAGCCCCAATAATAAGCAAAGCACGAGCAACGCCCCAAGACTTAGCGCCACCACGCCCACCGTAAAGAACCTTGTAACGAGCAGGGTCGAAAAGAATTGAGAGCTTCTGAGGAAACTCAGCCTTTGCGATTGCCTGTTGGACATCATTCACTAGGTTTAACGAATGTAACTTGGATTCCTGTTATTGCTGTGCCATCAGGATTCTCAATAGATGTTGCCTGTAATGGCTTACCATCCATCCTATCCATAATCTCTTTAACTGCCCAGGCTTCTCCATCCTCTGCTGATTTAACCAATTTCTCGGCAATAGCCCTTAAACGCTTGGCATCTTCTTGAACCAAAACTTTACGCAATTCACCAAAAAATAGCTTTCCCTTGACGGCATTTTGATTGCCCATCATTTTGGCTGCTCTAGATTTGTCTATGTCAGATTGCATATATTTGATTAGATTATAGTTTTAAACTAACAATTATTCAATTTCGATAGTAGTTGCTTGTTCAGAGTCACCAGCCGACTCTACAGGTTTAGCAGATACTTGTGGCATAGCTTGTGCATGAATTTTACCGACTAATTGCGCACATTCAGCATAAGGGTTTTTACCTACGCTCATTAGGATGTAGTTTACTTCCTCTAAGGTTAAGTCTAGTGTCATTTCTTTTTGCCTTTCTTTGCAGCGTTCTTTTCTGCATAAGCAATGGCAACTGCCTGCTTAACAGGTTTGCCTGCTTTGACCTCGGTGGCTATGTTTTTCTTAAATGCTGCTGGTTTGGCTGACTTTACTAATGGCATTTTGATGCTCCTTAACAGTTCCAATTTTTTAATGATGCCTTGGCTCTTTCGGCAGGGCCTTTGGCTTTCTTTACTACTCCTTCCATTCTGGCGCAAAATGAGGCTTTTCTGCCTTTATCTGCATCAGATTTAGGATTTGGTGCTGGTGCTTTCAAATTACTGCCGTTCTTGGCATTGTATTCAGCACGACCTTTAGCAGTCATACCAGCGCCTTTATCGGTAGGATTGTAAGTTTTACCCTTACCAGTAGTCTTATGGGGAATAGGTTTGTCATGCTTAGGCATTATTTACCCTTAGCAGTCTTAGCTGATTGTTTAAATGCTGCGGCAGTTGGTGCGCCTTTAGTGCCAGGCTTACGCATCTTTTCTACGGGTTTACCCTCAGCTTTCTCTTTTTCTATTCTTTTTTGTTTTGCATGGATATTGGCATATAAGCCAGGTTTAACTGCCATTTTTTGTCCTTTTGGTTTAGGGGCTTGTTTATCTAAGGCTTTAATTACATCTTTTGTATTAAAATTTTTAGGCCATTCATCTTTTGTTGATGAATTTTTATAGTTATAAACTATCTTACGCCTAACATCAGGTGGCAATGGCTCAAAAAAAGCTACGAACCACTCAATTGCTCTGGCTAATGCGTTCTTTTTCATTTTCTTCCTCCGTAAAGCAAATATCCTGCCAGCTCATGACTAAGTATTTGATTCCATCTTCAAAATAAGGAAAGTATTTAAGGTATTCCTCGCCTCTGTCGCTATTCATAGTGCCAAAACGCACTCTTTTGCCAACTTCAATGGGCATATCTTCCCTGCGGCCATTGGGTAATTTCTTGCCAGGGCCTACTGCCACGACAGTTCCCATGTTCTCTACTTCCTTATTATTAACAATAAGAATCTTAGATAAAACACGCACATCAGGTTTTACAACGATTTTGTCTAATAATGGCTTTAACTTCATGATTTTTTAGGTCTGCCAATCGGGTTTTTCATTGATTTAGATACACTAACTGTAAGTCCACTAGTAATCGATTCAATAACTAGGTTTTTAGAGTGCATGAACTCTCCGCACCAATCGTTAGGGCTTTTGTTCCTGAGTTCAGGAAATCGTCTGCAAGCGCCCATAGGCTCTTTACCAGAAAAAAATCGACAAAAATTACAACTTTCTTTATCGTTTGTAGTAGCCATGTAGTTCTCCGATTACTATGTGGTTAGAAAGCCTTAGAGTTCCTTCACCTCTAGGGCTTTCGTTTTATTACATCTTTTTTTCGAACTTATCTTCTTTGCCATAGCTATTACGCTTATGGTCATAACAAATGCCTTCGGTGCGACCAGTATTAAATTCTTTGTCTGCGCCAATTTCATCTTCTTTACCCATCGCTACGCCACCACGATGAGATTTTTCCATGCGCTCGCCAGACATATCTGCCTTGCTAGCTCCTTTAGGTACAACTACGCCTTTTGCTGGTACGCCAGCAGTTGAATTAGGGTTCATATTTATTTCCTTTTGCAAAAGAAGCTACGAAATGTAGCCTTGTTAATTTTATGTATATCTTAACTGATGTCAAGTAGTTTTATCAATCTAATTGCACCTTCAACAGAATCTATTCTATTTACAGGCCCACCTCGCCATTGTTCTATGAATTTTAACTGAGCTTCAGTAAATTTACCTGTTTTTGACTTAACTTCAACTAGCACCGATATGTTTTTATAGCCTATCAATAAATCAGGGCAGCCTTTGCCAACTGTTGATAAATTTAATACCGTAGCGCCCATAGACCTAAAGGCTTTTACTATTTCTAATTGGTTATTATCGACTTTTTTAGGAAAAGACATTAAATTGTTATAAATTAGGGTTAAGATACGCTAACTTTACATCAAATAAGGTGTCTATGGCCTTTAAATCAAAAATATCAGATGAAGTTTTTATTAAGCTATGGAATGAGCTAGGCAGTCCAACGCTTGTAGCTGAAAAATTAAGCATGAACGCAAGGTCTGTGATGGCAAGGCGCAAATCTCTTGAAACTCGAACTCATATTAAATTGCCTACTTTTAATTCTCAGCGAATTGAAAAAAAGATACTTAAAAAAATAGAGCAAACTCCCCACAATGTTAGGCGGGGCATAGATATAGACAAGGTTAAACGAGTCATAGTCTTTAGTGATGCTCATTTTACCGATACCACCACTACAGCGTTTAAAGCGTTGTTATTAATGATTAAAGAATTTAAGCCTCAAGTCATTATTTGCAATGGTGATGCGTTTGATGGGCAAATATTATCTCGTTTTCCTACAATTAATTATGATGAAAAACCAACCGTATTAGATGAGCTTAAAGCCTGTCGTTATCATCTTGATGAAATTGTTAAACATAAGCCAGCAGGGTGTGAACTCATATGGCCAATGGGTAATCACGACTTAAGATATGAGTCATTTTTGGTTAATAAAGTACCTGAATATAGCGGAGTTGACGGATTTAGCCTTAAATACCATTTTCCTGAATGGAAAACTTGTTGGTCGTATTGGATAGGTGAACATACCGTTGTTAAACATAGGTATAAAGGCGGTCGATTAGCAGGTTATAACAATCTAACTGCCGCAGGCAATACAAACATTATTACAGGCCATACTCATGTCTTATGTGCAAGTCCAATATCAAATTATCAAGGAACTTATTGGGGAGTCCAAACTGGTTGTTTAGCCAACCCTTTAAGTTTGAGCTTTGGTTATGTGGAAGATTCCCCCCTTGACTGGCGCTCAGGATTTGTAATGCTATCTTTTGACCAGGGCAGAATGCTAATGCCAGAACTTATTATGGTTACCGATGAGGAAAATGGCGAATTTGAATTTCGAGGCTGTATTAATAAAGTATGAAGCTAACGCCTGAAATCTTACGGAATATGTATGCAACGCTTTACTGTTGCTATCCGTTTACAAAGTGGTCAATGCCGTTGCCTGAAGAAATAGAGTTTATCGTTACTTTAGATACAGATGCTATGGGCACATATTGCCATGATACAGGCGAGGACTTTGAACATACCATTACCATCTCAGCAGCTAGATGTGGGCATATATACACAGCCCTCTGTACCCTTGCTCATGAAGCCTGTCATATGTCGTTCTATAGGCGTAAAGGCTTTAGATGGGCACATCATAGTAAAGAATTTCGTAATCGTTGCAAATTGATTGCTACAGAACTTGGTTTTGACCCGCTAGAACTGTAAACAATATTATTTATAAAAAGGTTACCTTTAGCTACCTTTTAAGTCTTTTAGTAACCTTCTTATTCTTTTTTTAGGCCTGCCAATAGCAATTGGGCTACTTTTTTCGGGTTTAACGGCATACTCATCAAGTGCTTTGGTAAGCATAGCAACAAGTCCCCATTGTACAAGTGTTTCAAGTCCTTTTTTGTCGAATCTAACACTAGCATCAGCCGAGCCATCTTCATTCTCTTTCAGAATCTTTACCGATATTTCCATTTTCTTTACCAAAAGTTAATATTGGTTTATCTAATGCCTCCACAGCCCGTATTAAATAAAACTTAATTTCTTCTACATTTTCACCGTTTACTAACGCTGTTGTATGCCCAATTGGTTTACCAACATGGTCGTAAAAAACTTCCCTAAGCTCAATCCAAGGCTCATCGCCACCCATATTTACTAGTCGTAAGTTCCAAGTCATTTAATTGCAATCATATACAACCCAACATTACCAAAAGCATATCCAAAGTATGTGACAGCCAATCCAGTATTTCCTTTAAATAGCTGTTCTGCGCCAATATAAGCATAAATGACTCCCACTAAAACGATTAACCAGCCAGACATTGTTCAGTTAATGCAAGAAGTAATTCTTCTGTAGTGCCATGGTGAAGTTCCCAAGCCTTTCTTCCAAGATGATGAATTCCAGCATGGAATCGATGATGAACTGGGCATAGGCCAATTGTTGGCGCAGCTGCTCGTTTTCCTGCTCTGCGGATGTGGTGTATTTCACATGGTGTTCCTGCGTTTCCCTGATGGAAGCACAAAATGCACCCAAATTCCGCAATTTTTCTGATTCGCTTCTGTTCATCTTTAGTCATCTAAAAAATGTTTTTCACTTACAGGATTTAAAGCAGATTGAGGAACCCAAAACTGAGGGTCACGCCCAACTTGCATAACTCGCCAGTATTCAAGTTTTTTAGCATCTTTGCCATAAATCCAACCTCTGATTGTGTAAGAACCTAGCATACCAGTAAGTAAATAATACTTCCTATTATCAATGTCCCATTTGTGCATTTCCATATGCCCATTTTCGTAATGAGTGCAGCGGACATCAACTTGGCCAACATCAGGCAAATCTTTTTTGCCTTTCCACCAATAATGGTCTAAATGCTTGGCAAGTGCAGCTTCAGCCATAGCTCCCTTAATCATTCTGTCAAAATGTGCGTGTTCTGGCTCTCCTGAGTTACTTTTAGTCTTTTTGTCTTGAATATTATGAACTGCCCTTTGGCAACCCACAAACGAGGCCATGGCAATTTCTGATGGGCTAAGTTGTATTTTTATCATTAGCTATCTCCTGTAAGACTTGAGCCATCTCAACCATGTCAACGGCAATTTCATAGGCTCTATGTGAATTTTGATTAATCATAGAATCATGGTATTTCTTGGTCAGGCTTTGTAACACCAAATATGGCAAAGAATAGTCTTTCACTTTACTTCTCCTTAATTTTAGATATTTCAATATAAAGCTGTCTAAGAAGGTCATTTTCTTCAATTAACTCCCTGGTCATTTGTATAGCCTTTATTTCGGCACATTCTTGAATAAGGGCATCTATGCTTTCAGCCCATTCCAATTGCTTTTTTAACTTTTCATCACTCATTTTTTACTCAATTTCTTTAATTGTTTTATAAACCTGCAAAGACACTCGTAAAACATAAGCAATATCGTTAGGACTTAATTGACCCATTAATTGCAAAATTTTTATGACAGCGACATCGTTATCTAAAGTTTCTGGCGGCTTAACTAAGGTTTCAATCATATTTGACCTTGCCTACGGTTACTGGATAAAGTTCTCCAAATGTCAATAATCCGTATTTCATGGTTACGCTCGTTATCAATCTTTTTGAATTGTTTTAGAGCCTCTGTCCAAGCTAAAACGGCATCAGCGTATTTAAGGCTCGCTACGGCTTTTGCTTCCCTTTCGGCTACTGTCCCCTCAGCCAACAGAAAAGAATGCGCCTTGGCCTGTTTTAAGCCTTCCTCGAGGTATTTAACTTGCCCTGCCCATGCCGCATGGTCAACATCAGAATTGGATAGCTTAGTTAAGGCTTGTTCTACCCTATTTTCATTAAGTTGCTCTAAGTTCATTTCCACTCTCCTTTTTCGCCACGATTGCCTTTAGTCCATTGGTCTTCAAAATCTCGAATAAGCTGCCATGGCAGTTTTTCCTTGTATTTGTGCATATATTCCCTAAAAGTCCTTAAACCCATTTGCTTACGGTACAAAAGCAGTTGCCGTACAGCGCATTGATATTTAAACTTTTCTTCATTCATCTAATCTTTTTCTAAGCAATTCCCAAGCTGTTGCTGCACAAAGTGGCACTTGTCCATTTCCAATGGCTTTAAGTCTGTCCATCCTATCGGCCAACCCATGAGCCACTCTACCCACATTGGGTTCAATTGCCCAGAATTCTGGTCTACCGATTGACTCAGCATAATTTGTTTGCCTTTGGCAATTCTTCGCTGAATCGATGGATTGCTCATGTTTCCCCTGTCCCTGTTGTCGCTTGCTTGTGGCGTTGGAAATCTGTCCCTTACCGCTTGATTGATTGTGTATTGTGCTGGATGACCCGATTTGCGTTTTGAAGTCCATTCTGGTTGAGTTCCCCGTTTCCCACAATTTGCATCTGGTGTCGGCCATTGTTCCATTCGTTTCTTTAATGCTTTCCGACTGTTGCTCCCACCGTCTAATCCTGTCGTGTTGGGAGTGTGAAAAAAATCTAAATTGTTGGGTATTCTTTCCGACAATCCAAATTCGTTCTCTAAGATGATTTGCACCAACATCGGCTGCCGATAACACTCCCCATTCCGCATCGAACCCGAGCGAGGCCAAATCTCCAAGGACTGTTCCAAGTCCTCTAGAAGTGAGCATTGGGCTGTTTTCCACAAAGCAATATTTGGGTCGTACTTCGCCAATAATTCTCGCCATGTGTTTCCACATTGAACTTCGGTTTCCAGTAATTCCTGCGCCTCCTCCTGCTGCGCTGATGTCTTGGCATGGAAATCCTCCAGATACAACATCAACAATTCCTGCCCAAGGTTTTCCGTCAAAGGTTTGAACATCATTCCAAATCGGGAAAGGCGAGAGTATTTTGTCATTTTGTCTTGCGACAAGTACGCTAGCTGGGTAGGCTTCCCACTCGACTGCACAGACTGTTCTCCATCCAAGGAGATGTCCCCCAAGTATTCCTCCACCAGCGCCTGCGAAAAGAGCCAACTCATTCAAAACCTCGCCTCCTCAAATTTAAAAACAGGCTTTTTAATTTTTTTAGCCACAATCTTCCATTCAGGCCGCAACTTCACCAAATACTCAGCTTCTGTTTTGCTTTTAACCTGGCGAATTAAGCCAAGCTCGTCATAAATGTAGTAAATCATCCTTGCTTGACCCTTTCCCTGTATTGCCCCTCAGTTTCACCAGGCTTAGGCAAAATGCCCAGTTCTTTGCCTTTATTCATAATTCCTTCAAGACTTGAGTCCCAACGCTGAGTTGGCTTATCTTGGGTTTTTAAAGATTCAGGTTTAGCCCAATCAGCCTTAAAGCCTCGCCAACCGTTTTGACAGCAAAGAGTCATAACTTGTTCTAAAGTCATGCCAGCTTTTTGTCCTTCTCTTGCCAGCCCTTTAATTGCTGTTTCTGTTACAGGCGCTTTTAAGCCTTTTCTTAACTTTATAAAATCTTGAAAAACTTCATTACTAACGCCTTCAGGCGTAATAGTATTTATATTGGTTATTGGTTTATGGTTCTTGGTTATTGGTTTATGGTTAGCATTGCCTTCGGATTGCGTTGGCATTGCGTTCGCATCAACACCCTTATGTTTACTGCTCCAGCGAGCCATGGCAGAGGCTCTAGCACTAGCCGACTTACCATGAAACTTGGCAATACCATCTTCACATCTTTTGTGAATATAGCCATTTTCAGTCAATTCAAAGAAGTCAGTTAATACATTTTGAAGCGCTTGTTGTTCGTCTGCATTGCGAACGCTATGCGAACGCATTAGCTTTGCAAGGTCATTGCTTAACGGTAATTCATCCAAATAATAAGTGTCTAAAAGCTGCCTATAAATGCCATGTTCTAGCAAGGAAAGGTGAGAAGTATCTTTACGATAGTCCCCAATGTTATGCTGGTAATAGTGCATTTCAGCCTTTCTGAAATAGGTCAGGTCGCAAGACTTCCTTGGACAAACGCCCCTCAGATAGGTCAACTAAAGTCCTAATATGCTTAATTGGTACTCTGTTTCGAGCTTTCCAAGCATAAATAGCTGATTCCCTTACTCCTAATTTGCTGGCTATACTGGCTAAAGAGCCAAATTCATAGGTTAAAGCCTCAAATGTTTGCATAAATACTCCTTTGTTTCGCCAAATATAGCATAGTTTTATTATAATCATACTAGGGAAAGCCCTAATACAAATATTTGCACAAACGCATAATTTAGTATATATTGGAGTCTAGTTCAACAAGTGATGAAGGGAAATAAAATGAATCAAATTATTGAATGGGCAGCAGTTATTGCAATGGGAATACTTTTTGGCGCTATGTTCGCCTTGGGAGTTTAATCATGAAAACATTTAATGATTGGGCTGGCCAAGAAATTATTTATGAATTTCGGCATGAAACATTGCATGAAGATACTGATGAAAAAGAATTTACTTGTTATATTAAACCTAATGGCATTGACGATGAATGGTTTCCTATTGGTAGTGGTAAAACCAAAGAAATAGCACTTAAAAATGCAATTCAGGAATGGAATCATTTTGACACAGTAGGAAGGGGCTAATCATGAACAGAGCCGATGCTTACTACGAACCACAAGACTACGATGACCGCACCGATGAAATTGAAGAACGCACATGGCAGTTAACAAAACCAGGTGCCGAGTTTGACCATAAAAATGCTGGTCGGGTTTTAGAAGCCTTAGGCGAAATTAGTCTTGCCGATGTTGAGTCTTTACAAGATGCTATCGACACAAATAACTTTGAATTAATTGGTCGCAAAATCATGTCTATATCTTTTGAATACATGGAAAGTATTGCCAAAGAAATTGCCGAAACAGAAATTAATGAGGAATAATTGATGAAAACTTTTAACGACCTACGCACTATTAATGTCAACGAACATACCGACCGCAAAGGTAAATTTACATACCTTTCTTGGGCATGGGCTACCGACCAGCTTCTCCAGCTTGACCCAACTGCAACTTGGGAATACAAAGACCCTGTTTATTTTGCTGAAACTTTAATGGTCTTTTGCTCTGTTACGGCTTTTGGCAAAACCATGACAGCCCAATTGCCAGTTATGAATAACATGAACAAAGCCATTTCCAACCCTGACTCAATGGCCGTAAATACCGCTATGCAACGCTGCTTGGCTAAAGCCATAGCTTTACATGGCCTTGGGTTATATATTTATGCTGGTGAAGATATTCCCGAAGAAGAAGCCGTGGTCTTAGATGCAACTGAGTGGCTCGATAAGATAAGCAAAAGCAAATCCATAGACGAGCTTAAAGAATCGTATGGTAACGCTTATAAAGCCCTTAGCAAGGATAAATCCGCAGTTGAGCTAATAGCCAAAGCTAAAGATGCTAGAAAGGCAGAATTATCATGAATAAACTAGCCGATAAAGTAGTTGAGCAAATTACAGGCATAAAAGTAGTTGAACAAGGGACTGACGAATGGCATCAGCTTAGACTAGGCAAAGTAACGGCTAGTCGGGTTGCTGACATTATGGCTAAGACTAAATCAGGCGTTTCAGCTTCTAGGGGAAACTACCTAGTCCAGCTTGCTATTCAGCGTGTAACTGGAGTTGTTGAGGAATCCTATACCAATGATGCAATGCAATGGGGAATTGATAATGAAGCCCAAGCTAGGGTCGCTTATGAGATTGCTAGTCAAAACTTTGTAGACCAGGTTGCATTTGCCCTACATCCGACCATACAGGGCTTTGGAGCAAGTCCTGATGGATTGGTAGGGGAATGTGGCTTAGTTGAAATTAAATGCCCTAACAGCGCTACACATTGGTCTTACATCAAGGCCAACGAACCACCCAATAAATACTATATCCAAATGCAAGCGCAAATGGCTTGTACCAATAGGCAATGGTGCGACTTTGTTAGCTTTGACCCTCGTATGCCTGAGCGCAGCAAGTTGCTAATTGTTCGAGTTCCTAGAAATGTTGAGTTTATTGCAGAAATGGAAGCTGATATTAAAGAATTTTTGAATGAAGTAGAAGTTGAAGTAAATTTGATGAAAGGTAAGTAATGGCTATTAAATACTATGTAAAAGCAGCAATTTCGGAATACCAAGACCAAGCTGGAGTAAACAAAAAGCGCTATCAAACTATCGGCATTGTGACGGAAACCAAAAAAGGCGACCTAATGATGAAGCTGGAAATGATACCTTTACTGGGTTTAAAAGAAGGCTCTTTATGGTGCTATTTAAATGTTCCTGAAGATAAGCCTGAAGGCAAAACCCAAAGCAATTCCCAAAACCATTTAGAAGATGATGTTCCATTTTAAGGAGTAAGTGATGAATAAATTAATCGGAGTTTTATTAGTATTAACCCTTAGTGCTTGTGCTGGCGTAGGTGGTGTTAAATACAGCACCGATGCTGCACCGCAAACACTTTATATTGACCCTGCTGTCCAGGCCCTATCTAGGAATGAAACTATACAAGCCAGCAAAGAATGTGAAGCTGGCGGTATGCAGCCTTTAATTATCTATGCCAAGCGCAGGATAGGCAATTCAGTTATGGCTACGGATATTCCTGTAGAAGTCATTTGCACGACCAGATGGGACTTAATTCAACGGAGCTATGCAAAACATGACTAGAGAAAATATGGCGTTTGACCTTTTAAAACTAATGATTACCCAAGATTGGAAGTTTGACATATCCGATAAAGATTGGGACACTCAGGCAGTAGAAAGAGCTTTTCGACTTGCTGATTTAATTACAGAAGAAGGAGCAATTACTAATGTTAGACAATAACTATGTATGGACTGCTACAGGAACTGATATTACAATTCGTTGGAAAAATATGGGTTGGATTCCTCCATCAGAAATGCAGGGCTATAAGGATAAATGGCGTTACTACCAAAATCTTCCTTTGCGGCACTTAGATGATATTGCTAAAGTAGAATATGAAAATGTGTTAAAACGCAACAAAATTACAAGGGTTAAATAATGGCAACCAAATTATCTGTATTAGTGCCTGTAATTAAAGAAAAATCAGGCAAAGTTATTAAAGCTAAATCTAAAGCCTATTCGCATGAAGAACTTAAAGAAATGGCTGGTAAAGCGGCTAAAGGTGCTAAGCATGATTTTGAGCTATCTAATGGCAAAATTGTTAATCGCAAACAAGCTGCTAAAATAGCTGAAAAAGCTGGTGAAGTACCAAAGTCAACAGGAAAAAAATTACATTCACACGATTTGCGTAATGCGGCTGGCATTAAGAAAAAGAAAATATGATAAAAGAAGCTGTTCCTTTTGGCGGAAATATAGCTTGCCCTTCAGATGAATGTGAAGAAGCATTTTTTGCTTTATATCCTGACTTTTTTTATGAAGGCTCGACAGCTTTAATTTTATGGACTCAGGCTTGGCAAGCGGCCTGTGACCATATTTATAATACTAAGCCTGTAATACAAACGCTTTAAGCATTAAGTATTTCAAAGGCGTTGGCTTTAACAGCATTAACTCTGTTTAGCCAACCTTTTAAAAATACATTTTGATTAGGCCTAGCCATAACTATATCTTCATAAAATTTAATTTTGGCATTACTAAAGTCAATAATTAGCAAACTAGGGTCTTTAGCATTAGCAGATGTTAAGGTTTGATTGCCCATAACGCCATCTACATTAGTACCAACTACTTGTTGCAAAGTTTTTATTGACCTGCCCACACCAGCGTTAATTGCAAAATCAAAAACAATATAGTCAACGCCAGTATTGAGTAAGTTACCAAAAACAGGATTCCAATAGTTTTGTCTGTAAATGTCTTGTAAATCTTCATCAGATATATTCCTTAAATCTTCACTAGAAAGATGATTATTACGCTTATATTCTTGGAATACTTTTAGCGTAATGCCTTTCATAGTAGCACCTCCACTATCTAAAGGATTGTCTACAAATCCACCTTCCGACTGTAAAACAAAGTGAAGTGACTTTTCAAAATTTCTTATCATTTAATTGAATCGTATTGCTTATAGCACGAGTCTAGGGCTATTCTTATTTTGTCGGCTCTGGCAGCTTCCCTGATAAGAAATTCTGCATCTTCGGCAAAAAGGGTTGCTCCAGTTGTGCCTGGGGAATTTTGTCCATTTGTGGCGGCTTCGGAGCGACTGCTACGCTTCCGCAACTCGCTAATAGCATCGACATACTGACTATTAATAGCTTCGATTTGAGCATCTTTGCTTCTCCTAATTTGGTCGCTTTGGGTTTGATATTCCTGCTGTTTTTCTTGCACAATCTTAATTTGAGCTATTTTATAAGCCTCTAACTTATTAGCTTCATACTTGCCGTAACCAAAGCCTAATATTGTAGTTAAAGTAAGGGCAGCGCAAATATACCAGCTTGGGGGAATTAAGAGTCCAAACATTAAACAAACCTAATCGTAAATGCAAAGGTAGCAGGAAAATTTTTAATTAAAGCTGTATTGTCATGCCATTGGTCAGGCGTAATAAATGCTGGTTCTACAAGCGCTCTAATATTATGCCCAAAATTTAAGCATATCATTTTGCCAAAAAACTTATGATAAGAATTGTATTGCCATAAATCATGGCCTTGAACACGAATAGTGCCTTCAGTTGTTTCATTACAATCAAGTTT